AAGAGTTATATCTTACCTCAAAAACATCCAGATTCCAATCAATACATGGTTGATTATTCATTTCTAATGGATGATAATCAGATTGTTATGACACCAGATGCTAAAAAATTATTACCAATATTGCCTGAATATAGATGTATTTTTGATGTAAATATAGGACATTGGTGGTTACATGGAAAACCTTTAGACTTGGAAGTAAGAAATAATGCGATGGATTTTTTGAGTAATAAATATTACAATGTAAAAAAACTTAATGAAATCATACCAATAAGCAAACACAAAGAGTATTGTGATGAGGTTTCAGATAAGATATTGAAATGGGCACAGAAAGATTTAAATCCACTTATTGATGATGATGGGTGGTTTGAAAATAGTGGAGCACTCGATAAGATAAAGGCTTTTTACAATATAGAAAAAAATGGGGTAAAGGTATCCAATGATGTATGTGATATATTTGATGTAAGAGTTAAAAAACATATATCGAATGGTAAATTATATTCAAATTACAATCTAACCACAACCACAGGTCGTCCATCAAATGCATTTGGAACTGTGAACTTTGCAGCTCTACCACCTGAAAAGAGAAAATCTATTATATCTGAAAATGATTATTTAGTTGAATTTGATTTTGATGCTTATCATTTAAGATTGATTGCTGACTTGGTTGATTATGATTTTGGTAAAAAATCAGTACATGAACACCTCGCAGAACATTATGGTTGTTCATATGAAGAATCAAAACAAAGAACATTTAGATTATTATATGGTGGAATTGATAAAGAAACAAGAGAAAAAGTGCCATTTTTTAGAAAAGTTAATGAATACATTAATTTAAAATGGAATGAAATAAATACACATAATTGTGTTTATACTGATATTTATAGAAGGAAACTTACATACGATAATTACGATGACTTAAATAGAAATAAAGTTTTTAACTATTTGATACAAGCATATGAGACTGAATCAAATATTAAGAAGATTTTATCTATTCAAGACTATTTATTAAATAAGAAGACTAAATTGGTTTTATATGGATATGATAGTTTCCTATTTGATTTCTCACAACAAGATGGAGTGGAAACTTTGAAAGATATAAAATCAATTTTAGAAGAAAAAAAACATTTTACTAAATCAAAAATTGGTGTAAATTATAGTGAAATGGAAGATATTACAAAGAGGTTATAAATGCAACATATTTCAGAAATCATTGAAAACATATTAGTAGAATGGGCATATCGTGTTCACGATGGAATGCCTAATCCAAAAAATGCACAACACATCCAAGAACTTCGTGAATCAATGGAAGAATTAAATTTACCAAATAATGTAATATATCATGTTATACACAATATAATCAATGAACAAGACGATGATGAGGAAAAAGTAACATTCAAACATGATGGTGAAACAAGAACCATTACAATGAAAACAGCAAGACAATATGCTTCAGATATAAAACAAGGAAAAGGAAATGATGAGAAAGAAGCTGCTGTAAAAGCAGCTAACCTTGATGATGAGGATACTGAAAAGCCTGAACCTGAAACTCAACCTGGTATGAAAATATCAAAAGATGGTAATTTAACTAAAAAGGGTGATGATAAAAAAGAAATAAAACCTAAAACCTCTAATGAAGATTTAAGAGATGAAGACCACGAAACTACCGATAGTCAAATGAATTTATCTAAGGCTGATGCTAAGGCACAAGCAGAAAAGAAAGGTGAAAAGGGAGTTGGTGCAGGAACCGCAGAGTCAAGAGCTGGTGAAGCCGCTGTTCATTATACACTCAGAGAGTTATTAAAAGGACGAGATATTGAAGATATAAAATCTGAACTAATGAAAATAGCGAAAGACAAAGATAAAATTTTAAATGAAAAATGGGTAAACGCAGCTACAAATACAGCTTCATGGATAAAGGAAGTGTATGGTGATAATATTGAGGAAGTTGTTTGGGATACACCATCTGGTAGAAAACTTATTGGTGTTGAGGGACATGGAACATCATCGGATATGTTCATAAGAACAAAAGATGGAAAAAATATAGGTATATCATTAAAACAAACCACTGCTGTATTTTTATTAAATGGTGGTTATGCAAAACAACACGATATATTAGTTGAATCATTAAGTGAAACATTATCAGAAGAAGAGATTGAAGAGTTTAAAACACAAACATCAATTCAAACATATCAAACTGGTTTTCGTGGACAATTATCAAATATTAAAAATACAATAGAAAGTGACAAAAATTTACAAAACTTATTAAAGGAAAGAATTGAATATTTTAAAACTTTAGATGATGATGAATTTAAAAAAATATTTGACAGTACAAAATATAGAAAAAATATTGATAACTTAGACAAGATAATTACAAAGTTACCACACATAAGTACAGAGGAAGCTAAATTCATTGCAAAACTAACAAAAGATTCTGAAATCAGACAAAAGTATACTGATTTATATGATAATTTAAGAGGTGAAGAAATCAAATTAACTCAATCTATTTTAAATTCTGCAAATAATAATGAAAATGTTGCAAAGGGTCTGAAGAAGTTGTGTTTAGATGGAATGCATATTGAAGATATTTTATTTGGTAAGAGTGAAGCATTAGATGAGTTTATTACTTTGTATGGGAATAATCCAGCAGTCGAATTAGATAAAGGAGTATTGTTACAGATATTCGGTATGCAAGATGAATATGAACAATATCTATCATTGGGTGATGAAGAGGAAAAAGAAGAGTTTAAAAAACAATTATTAGAAAAAATGAATGATAAAATAATAATTGATATTAAAGATGGTGCTAGGTCTGGTGAAATAAAAATAAAACATGAGGATGGGGAATTTCATCTATTTGGAATTAAGGCTAGAACAAAACCAATAGGAACTTCGCCTGGTTTAGAATTAAATCAAACCTCTTTTATGGGTAATGTTATAAAAGAGGGGACACCTGATATAACAAAATGGAGTCCGGCGGTAAAATCAAGGTTTGTTAATAATAAGGTGAAAGAAATAGAAGAAGAAATGGAAGATGCAAATACAGAACAGAAAAAAGCTCTTCAAGAAGAAATTAATAAATTAAAGAGTATATTGTAATGAAATCACAATTATTATGTACATTTACGACAAAACAAAATCTTGGTGAAACAATCAAAAAAATCGTTGATGCATATGATATTATATTCAATAAAGTATATGTGTTACAAAATGAAAACAATGTGAATGAATTAATTTGTACATACAATGTTAGCACTGATGGTGGTATTGATTACAATAAAGTAGAGGGAACGATTTCCCTACATAGAAAAAAACATTCCAATACATTGTATACCATCAATGCGTTAAATGAATGTATCAAGAATTTAAACAATGGTGTTTTAAACCAAGATTTTTTAATACCATGGCAAAATTTTAAAAACATGTTGTTAATCACCAATTCAGATGGATTAAATAAAATCAATACAAGAATATTTAAAATAGAAAAAGTTTAATCGTTTTTACAATTTATATATATTTATATATACTAATTAGTTATAGGAGAATAAGGTTATGGCCAAGAAAAAAGACAAAGAAGTCTTAAAAGAAGTAAAACAAGAAACCCCAAAAGAATCCACATTATATTATTTTTATTCCGTTGGTTGTGGATATTGCAAAAAAGCAGACCCAATTGTTGATGAATTAATAGCTAATGGACATGATATATTAAAACTAGATTTAGCGGAAGCAGATAATCGAGGTTTAAAAGATGAAATTTCCAAAAAATACAATAAACAATGTGGTACACCTTGGTTCATTGATGCGGAAAATGGTAATCAAGTGTGTGGTTATAGAGAAAAAGATGTTTTAGAAAAATGGGTAAATGGAGAGGACATACCAGCTCCACCAAGGCCTAAATCACCTCCTCCAAAAATGCCATTCCATGGTGCTACTAAAAAAGAAGAAAACGCTTGGAAAAAAGAATATAAAAAGTGGGCTAAAGAAAATGAACATCTTCCAAAAATACAAGATGCAGATGAATTATTAAAAAGACCAAGACCAAAATCTGACCCCCCAAGACCACCCATGGGTGATTTTACTGATGAACAATTGGATAAATGGGGTGAAGATTATGATAAATGGAGTAAGGAAAACGACCATCTTCCTAATCTACAAAAATCAGGTGCAATAATCCCAAGAATGAAACAACAAAGGGATATGAGGAAACAACAAAATAAATCTACTAACATATCACCGGATACAGAAGCTAGATTTCAAAGAATAGAACAAAAGCTTGATAAATTGATAAAACATCTTGGAGTTAAGTGAGCTTTAAGTTCAAACCAAAAGTTACAAAAGACAGAGAAGCCACTAAAGAAGAACTAGAATGTATTGAAGAAACTGAGAAAATGCTGGAGGAAGAACAAAAACTTCCACCAGCATCTCAAATGGTTCGAGATTTAGCTGTCACTCATTGGAAGTCTCTCAAGTCTTGGTTAAAAGGTTCTCAGGTAATCACAACACAAGAAGAAGCTGAAAGACGATGGGAGATATGTAAGAAATGCCCTCACCTTCTCTACGATGAAACTAATCCCGATACAGGTAAAAAAGATGGTAGATGTACACATTGTGGTTGTTTCATGAATGTGAAAGTACATTACGCTGTCGCTGAGTGTCCTATTCAGAAATGGGAAAAAGATTGTTCCAATGAATGTGGATGTAAATAAAATAAAAAAAAAGCTTGTATAGAAATAAAATTATTCGTATATTTATACACGAGTAAAAAATAGGTTATATGGTTAAATTAACCATAACTAATAAACGATAAACGATAAAACATAGGAGAAACAAATGGATATAAATGCTATCAAATCCAAACTCGCAACATTACAATCAACAACATCAACAAAAGAGAACTTTTGGAAACCTGAACCAGGTAAACAAGTTGTTCGTGTTGTTCCTTACAAACACAATAAAGACAATCCATTCATTGAATTGTTCTTTCATTATAACTTAGGTAATAATAAAACATATCTGTCACCAATGTCATTTGGTCGACCTGACCCAGTAGCTGAATTTGCTGACAAACTAAAATCAACAGGTAATAAAGACGAATGGATTCAAGGTAAAAGACT